CGGCTTTCCAGCTTTTGTGTAATGATGTCATTGGCAAAAACCGGAGAAGCGACGGCTTGATATTGAGTGCGTGACTCGTATTGAATGCGAGTATCGACTTGAGTGGCCGGGACCATCTGCCCCGGTGCCGCTGCTGCTGGCGGCGTAAAGACTGGTCCTACCCAACCAGACGCCGCAATCAGCGCGGTAGCAATAACCGCTTTTCTAACCGGCGTAGACCATGGCTGATGCCACGTACTTTCATACGTTTTACCGGGCTCTATTGTGTCTTCGAACCCGGTAGTCTGGACTTGATATTGAGTTCTTCTGCGTGGGGCCATTTAGTACCCCACTATCTCGTAGCCCCGAATATCAGGCTCAGCCAATAGCGCGGACATCCGCCAGACGTATTCGTATTGAATGACAATCAGTCCTGGGGCCCCAAGGCCAGAGCTTATCGAGGTGGCCGCCGTGCGCTGGCAACCAGTCCCGCCGCCGCCTCCGCCGAAATAACCGCCGTTGCCAGCAACATAAGTAATCGCCCCGGTCGTGGTCTTGCCGCCAGCGCCGCCACCGCCACCACCAACGCCCCAGCCAGTCGGCGAACTGGCCGATGTAAAAACGGTCGTTCGATACAGTGTGGTGATATCATTGCCATCCCCACCACCCCCAGCAATAGTGGCTACAAGGCCAGTACCGCCGCCGCCGCCAGAGTTCCCGGTCCCGGCCGCAGTTGCAGCAACATTGGTGCCTTGGCCGCCCGCACCGCTCGACCCAGCCCCGCCGGTAGCCCCAGAAGACGTAGCCGAGTTGCCCCCCGCATTGGTGGCATTGCCCCCACCGCCACCAGCACCACCGGTTCCCGTAGGCGTACCGCCCGCACCGCCAGCCGCACTAGGGCCGCCAGAGCCGCCCCCGCCGCCCCCGCCAAGGGTATTCGAACCGCCCCCCGTGCCGCCGATGCCGCCAGTTGAAACCGTGGTTAGCGTATAGACGATGGCTGGGGAGCCAATAGACACCACTCCCAGACCGGCCGCGCCGGCAGTACCAGCGGCAGCGTTTTGGCCGCCACCAGCGGTATAGTTCCCCGTCGTGCCGCTTGAAGTTTGTTCCCAGATTGCGCCAAGATTGCCGCCGCCGGACGGAACCTGAAATGGAATTGTATTGCCGGGAGTGACGGTCCCCGACGAATAAGTCAGCTTTCCATACCCACCGCCGCCACCCCCTCCACCGGCCGTGCTGGTCGTGCCGGTCGTGCCGACACTGCCGTTACCGCCGCAGCCGATAAGCTGAACGACGAAATTAGTGTTGACAATAATATCTCGCGGGATAGACCACGGCGAGGCGTTGGAGGTTGTAAGGAAAACTAGGCTGAACGGTTGAGCCATGGCTATGCACCATGACTTTTAACATACTTCACCGCCTTATCGATAAGAGCGGCGTACTGCCCGTAAGGCACCTCTCCCTCGATAAAAAAATCGGGAACGACATAAAGCCGTTCCCCTTCATTGACGTGGTAATGAATATTCTCCTGCGCAGTGACGACTACGCGGATGCCACCCTGTCTTTCCACAATTCCGGCAAGAATGGAGACCACATTATAATCTCATCAGAATCCGTAGGAGCGTAGAGCATCGGCCCTGCGCTCCATCATTTCCAGTTTCTTCTGAAACGGTACGCAAGGACCGTCAGCACACTTCGGGCAAGTCATCTTCATGCAGTTGCGGCACATCGAACCGAATTCATCCATAGAAGCCCTTGGCTTGACATGCATGATCCGATTGCAATGGCAGCAAGTGAAGGTGTCAGCCTCGAATGTGCCAGCAGCAATACGTTCGGCCCGGAAGCGGTCGAAGTTAACCGTAGTCGGTTCGGGTGACGTGATAACTGCATAGCCTCCTGGGTTTCTCATGCCAGTTGCGCCTTCTGACGTAATCGGTCCAGATACTCGGCACCAGCACTGACGGGGTTATCCTGCGCACCAAGCCAAATATCCTTGAAGTAACCAACATCCTCTTTGGCCCCCGCCAAGTAGGTAAGATCGCGGTCGATAGCGGCCAATTGATTGGCTACCTGCGCCCGTTCTTGCTGCTTCTGCGCAATGCGACCACCCAACTCGGCGTCGCGCGCTAAAAACTTGCGGCCAACTGGTGCCTTTTCGGAATATCCATACAATGCCGGCGGCTGCATAATGTCGGACTCGAACGGAGCCCATACGTGGCATCCCCGCTTGGCACCCTCTTCAAAGAAATGATAGGCACCCGCGCGCTGGGCCAGATACTCCTCATGCGAGGCCATATCGATGCCGTACAGCGCCACCTCCTTCGCCCCCTTGTGGATAGCAAAGGCCATCATCCAAGCAAACGTCGAGGTGAAGTGATAGACGCCAAACTCTTTCTTTAGTTCTTCTGCCGGGAAGGTAATGGCGTGCGAGATGAACGACTGGTCCTGCATGTAGACAGGGATTTTAAGCTCGCTAAGCCATTTAAGGTATGGCTCGCCATAGTGCTTGTATTCCGGCCACATAAGATTGCAGTGAATTTCAAACCAGGCATCTACCCTCGGAAACGTGTTCATGTTGCCGGGCGAACAGGCCCAAATCTGCCAGGATGGATCGGCAAACGGGGCCAGCATGCGCGAGGACGGCGCAGTACCTAGACAGGCCACCTTGAGTGGTAGAGCGAGCTTTGGTGCGACTGCCGCCACCTCCATTAAGTGTGGGTCCGGCATTACCGGCGATAGCCAATCCAGCTTCCCGGTTATCGGTTCATGTTGGGCGACAATAGTAGGCTTCTCCGAGCCATTGCCCTGCTGGTGCGGCGCAGTACCTTCCTTAACCTTGTCGGCGAATGTCGGTGTAATCAGTGACATATCAACTCCCAATAATCTGGCCGGACAGCATGGTTAACGTCTGCCCGAGATTAACTTGTAGCGTATTTAGACCATTACTGACAATGATGTTAGCCCCAGAGAGCGGAATGCCGACAGACAGCCCGGTAATCATCTCCAAGCCCGTTGCGTCTGTCATTCTGCCTTCCGTCAATAATCCAGCCGCCGCCGATGCGCCAGACTGCGGAGCCGTGAACGTGAGGATACCGCCGGCAACGGTGCCGCACGGAGACGCCAGGGTGATTGTGGACACCAGAAGGCCACCGGCATAAAGCTTGAAAAACCCGCCGTTACCAATGACCGTAACCACGCCGTTAAGGCGTGCGTTGATAGCCGTTTGGGTGTAGGTGACGGCCACAAGTTAGCTACCCCGATTGCAGGACCGATACGCCTAGCGTGCCGGCACCGACTGCCGAGCTTATTAGGGTCACCCGCCAAGCCGCGATAGGCGTCGTAATATTGGCCATGGTCACAGCATCGATGGCCGTTGATACAAACGTCGAGCCGGGAAGCTGCAAGATAGTCGGTGTCGGATACCATGGCACTACCGTAGTAGCAGTAGTTGACAGAAACTTGGTTGGCCCCGGCAGCGTAGCCTGAGTAATGTCTTCCAGCGTGGTTTCAAAGTTGGCCGACATGCTGTTGGCGGTAGATGAGAAGGAAAGCTGCACCGTCATGTCAAATGGATTGCGCCAAGTGTCGGCGACAATCCACGGCGTACCGGCTCTCGTGCTAAGAGCAACACGAAGGATGCCAGCGAGCGGGTTTTGCGAACTGAAGAGAATAGAGTTGACTTGATAGAAGTCCTGTATCGTTGTTCGGACGGATGTTCCAATAGGTCCGGCAAGAGTCTCAGTTACTTTATTTCCGGCGGAGGTTACGCCGTTAATCGTAACAAGCAGCCCGGATAAATCGACGGCCGACGACCAGATGGTTACCCGACGACTGGTGTCGAATTGTGTAGCAACGGCACCAGAAGAAGTGCCGACAGATGCCGATGAACCGGTTGTGTAGAGAGTAGTGGCGGCCGAGGAGAACGAGCCAAGCTGCAAGCTAGAAGAGGCGCTTAGCGATTTGATGAGAACAGTTTGCTGCATGGCCGCCCTTTATCAGTTAAGGACGGTACTTACTGAAAGTTATAGCAAGCCGCGCCCTTTTGCCTACTTTGCCCGGAGAGTGCCGATGCTTGCTGGCAAACTCCATTGTTGACATTCCAGCCCGGTGGGCCGCAGTTCGCAGAGCGCCGGGCTTCTTGACCGCACCCTGCATCCATTTCTCCGTTCCGCCGCCGGATGCGTATAGATCAACGGAAGGGCTTATTTTTTTGCGTCGCTCTTATGCGCGCTATGAAAGCCGGGGCCGGCATGGTCGTGAGCATGGCCGCCGCCCTTGTGATGATGTGGGCCAGCGCCCGGCTCAGTCGGCCTAACGTGCGCGCTAGAGAACGGCGACTTATCCGCCCCAACGCCTCCGCCACGAGCACGCTTATCAAGACGACCACCAGACTTATAACCAGTAACCTTTCCGCCGTCCTTTTTATGGTGGGCGCGGCCACCATGCCTCTTATTCTCTGTGGACGTAGCCTCGCCAGCGACGTGCGATTCGCCGCCTGCGTAGAAGACCTTGCCGCCGTGCTTTTTGGCCTGAACTTGGTGTCGATGTGCCATTGTGTTTTCCTTACAGTTCGCTGACCATCACAGCGCCGGTGACCGTACCGGTATATGCAGCAGAACGAGCCTGCAGAGATAGGGCATTATTGCCGGTCGCCGAAGTATTCGCCGGATAGACAATCTCTGAGCCGGGAGCGGCAACCCAGCGATAGGATGCACGCTGGTTCACGCCGACATACCATGCGTCAGCGTTACGAACGATGTTAGTGCTCGAACCTTGCGAGGCATTAAGAATAACTTGGGCATAGAAGCCCAAATCGGCGGGGTCCAACGTATAGGCACTGGACACGCTCGATACCGAGCCAAGCCAAACTACAGTTGCGCCAGCAGTGCAGCGCGCTACTTCGTATTCAACGAAGTTGTCGGCCGGTGTTCCGTTGGTGCCAACCAAAATATCATAGAGCCTACCACGACCTGCAGTGCCGGCACGGCTGCCAGCTTGGGTGTAGTTGCTCGACAATCCACCGCCGATAACCGCAACTATCGAGATGTAAGACGAACCCATCGCCTGTTGAGCATTGCCAGCGGGGGTCGTAGAGTTGGCAACCGAGAAAAGTGCCATTTGTAGTCTCCTTTAGGCAGTAACCGACTGCAATGCCTTGAGCGTGATGACATTGGCGATCACTGAAGATCGAATTCTAGCCCCGCCAACGGGTGACAGGATCGTATAGATAAGACCAGTATCGAAAACCACCGATGAGGTCATATTCGCACCAGAACTGGCTACCGCCCAAGTGAGGGTAGGCGCAGGAGTGGTGCTGGGGTCATCAAGACTGATATCAACATTGCATGCCCCGACAGCAGACGAAGAAATCGTCAATATCAACGTTGTTGATTTGGCATTCGGATCAAGCACCATCGCAGAGGTGCCGACACTCGAAAGGGTAACAGTTCTTGTTCCAGACATTTAAGTCTTCCTTCTCAGTAACCGATAGCAAACAAGTTTATCACATCATCGATCCAGAGTGTCTGAGCCGAGGGCGGTCCAGTCACAAACCCCTCAAACGGCAAAACAACGGGGCTATTGGTGGTCGGGTCGCCAGGCCCGATAGCCTGAGACCCTGGCTGGATTATGAACGGGAAAGCGTTATTCAACATTGTTGTTCCTTAGCTCAGTGGGAATGTACCCCAAACCGAGCGCCAATCATAGTAGGTCGGCACATACCGCTGATAGCCCTTGACCAAGAGGTTGTCCGTGGTGAACTCCACCGACATATCCATCTCGAATGGCTTGCGGTTGAACCACATAAGGCCGTCATGATTGGTCAACACAAACCAGGCAAAGCCCGAGGTCAAATAATCCCAGACCATGAAGCCTTCCTTGAGGGATTCGTTCATGCCGAGGACGGCGTTGACATCGTTGGTTGCGGTGCCGGGACGAAGCTCGGAACGCATCAATCGCAACGCTACCGGTTCAAGCTGCGGCGGCACAACCACCTTGCGGCCACGCGCATGAATCTTGAGACCTGCGTTGTCTCGCCAAGTTGCTCTGATTGCGATGAGCGAGTTTAACAGTGTGGTCTCATTGAGGTCCACGTCGGGAGACGGCTGATTGGCGATGTTGCCGGCATCAGTCGGATGCGAAGGCGAGAACAGAGCCACGCCGTCACCTTGGATCGCCGCATTAAAGGTAGTGCCGGTATTGAAGACGTTTGCGGCATAAAGCTCCTCGGTTTCCTTGAAGCTTTCCATCAGGCCGTCATTGGACGGGCCGAACTCTGCTT